TTGTTGAAAAAGAGGAAGAAGCGATATACCCATAGATGGTACCCGTATTGCTTCCTACGACCTTTACCCTTCTATTGGCGTGGTAAACGGTGGTTACATCTGTTGCTGAAACAGTAACAGCAGTTCCACTTGAATAAGTGAATGTCGTTGATCCGTCCTGATCGCCTATGATGAACCAATCCTTGTCATTCCAAACATCACGGATTTGAGCCATCATCTCCCTTGCAGAGTTGTTTACTCCACTAGGAGGCATTCCCTCGGGCCAACCATCAGGGGCTGTCGAGTTATTACTCGCTGCCGTTGTACTCCATGTTGATATTTTACTCATTTATCTTCCCTTATTGTGTTGCTGGTAATGGAACAGTTACATTGATGTTGTTGTTTTTTGAATTTCCATTACTTATTTTCTTTTTTGGCTTAGTCATAGTGTTTAACCATTTTGTTACAAATTCCTGAAACTCAGGATCATTTGCAGCATAAACTGGTCCTAATTTTGTAAACTGTTGTAAAAGCTTATCTACTTTTCCTTTTGCTGCAATATTCGTTGTAGAAGCCGCCCATTTTACAAAAGACGGATTAGTAAATATTTTTCCTCCTCCGTACGCTCCTACTGCAGCCATGAATAATCCCCATAAATATCGAGTATCTCCAGTAACAGCAGTTCCTCCAATACCTCCCAAAACCAAACCTTGACCTACAAGACGATCTGAGGTTCCAGAAGGATTGGCAAACATTTTACCTGATTCTCTAATATAGGATGATGTTTTTGCTATTGTATCTATGTAAGAGGATAATGGTTTTCCATCTATTTTGATGTTACTCATTAAAGCTGTCTTTGTTTTTGAGTCCATTCTATTCCAGTTGGTCAAAAAAGTTTCTGTTGAAAACTGCCCAATGGATTCAGATCCTTCTTCTGCTCCTTCTACAGCAAGTCGAGTTGCTGGTGTTGCAGTTCCCAACTTGTTAATCATGTTACTGATTACAAATCGTCTTTCATCTGGCTTTAAACTTTTTAAAGCTGTACTGATATAAGTAGGACCTTCTTTAGTAGATGAAAATAAGTATTTTGATACTGTTTCATCAGCTTTTGATGTTTGACCAACTATTTTACTTAATACCTCTGTAAGTCTTTTTACACCAGCATTATAATAGTTATTAGCATTATTCATTGCTTTAAGAGCATCATCTCCTGAGGATTTGGCTATACTTACCATATCCTGAGATAATGCCTTGTAGAGCATTTTAAGTTCTCCTAAATTTGCATCAGGAATCAAAGACATACTTGATATTTTCTTACCAATTTTAGAACGAATCTGTTTTAATCCTGCATAGGTTCCACCCTCTGCCACATCCTTGTTTATTGCTGTCTGTAATGACAGAATGAAATCATCAGATAAAGCTTTAGTGGTTTCTTTAAATCCACCTTTTTCTGTTTCTGTAACTAACTTGTTTAACGTAGAAACAAAATTTCCATCTTTTACAATACTTGTAACGTTTGTATCGAGTCCAATTAATTCATCTGCTTTAGTGTACAATGTTTCTGCTTCATTCATGAAACGATTTCTGAATCCATTAATACCGTCTTTTAAAACACTTCCTGCCTTTATATTGTCTATGGGATATGTTTTTTTTGATAGACGATCTGCTATATAGCCAACATATTTTCCAATGTTGTCCTGAGCTTTTTTCCCAAACTTAGCCATTACTCCTGATCCACCAGGAAAGTTACCTAACAGAATTTCAATGTATTTTTGAACGGGATTGTTTGACATCTGATACAAGCTTGGAGACGTACCTGACGCAATATATGTCGCTAGTCTTTTACGTGCACGTTCTGCTCTAGCTCCTGTTCCTCGTATTATGGATTTTATACTTCCTGAAATGATTGGTCCAAGAGCTTGACCACCTGTTCCTGCGACTAGATCAATACTTCTGTCAATTCCATATTCTGTGGGATCACGTATGATTTCTGTACCAAAAAGTAATTGTCCCATTCTTTCAGCTACTTCACTTCCTGCAGCCATTCCTCCACCTGCACCAACTAAAGTACCACCTGGTCCAGCTACTGAGCCGCTAACTGCACCTAAAGCACTTCCTGTTACTTGAAATGCAGGTTTTGTTACATACTGAACTATGTCTCCCATGTCCATTCCCTCTGGATTGAATAACATGGGATTACCAGTTGATTCTCCAAAGATAATGTTATTAGTCTCTGCATCTTTTCGTGCATCGGGATGAAATTTTTGAACTGTTGCAAGTTTGGATTCAAAGTTTGGTGCCAGTCCTGCAGCTAGTCTTACATTATAATCAGCTCCAGTTGTAACGTCCAAGTCCTTAGGTCGAGGCTTGTAGTTTTGTATATCTTCAAACTTAAAACCCTCTGCTACAATGAACTTGTCAATATCCTCGTCTGGAGCACCAGCTTGATGTAATTCTGTAACTTTTTCATAAACTTCTTCTATTGTTGCCATATCTAATTATCCACCAAGAAAATTATATTTACTATTTTGATTTTTTTTAATTTTATGTTTTTTTAAAATTTCATTTCCTATATCTGAAAATTCTATTTTTCCCTTAAATATTTCATCTAAATCAAATCCTGCACGTTTGAGATATTCTTCCACCACTTCTGGCTCATACCCTCCTAGTACAGTTGATATATGATTTTTAACTATGTTCTTATATTCGTTAATAGCCTGTAATAAAGATTCTTCTGTTTGAAAAACACCTTGTGCAAATTCTTCTCGTAGTCTTGTTAATTCAGGAATAGTAACGGCCACACCAGAACGATCTTTTAATTCAATATTAAATAACCCTTCTAATCTACGTTGAAATCTTTTTCCTTCTGTCGAACTTAAAAACTTAGGTAGTTTACCAATATAGTCAGCATATCCTGGAATATTTTTTATATCTCCTTTTGGTATTACTTTGTTTAATTCTAAAATAGCACCAAATGTTCTACCCATGTTTGCTTGTGAAGCATCATCACCTAAATCTCTAATTTTTCTATTAAAGTTTTCTATTTGTAATTCTTCTGTTCCTGATGTAGAATATCCTTCTTCTTCAATAATTGTATCTTCTTCTGTTCCCCAAGGATCTTCTCCAGTTTTAATTGGTGTTGCAATCTCCTCGATCATAGCTCCCATCTTGTCAACCATAATACCAGTATTTTTTGCTAATTCTGTTGTTGATCCCGTTCCCATAGCATTTGCTATGTAACTCACTTTTTCTTCTGTAAGAAATAAATTATTATCTTTTGCATAGGTTCGTATTGCTTCTTTTCGACCTTCTAATTTACGTAAGTCTGCTCCTTTGTCAGTAATTAAGTTCTTGGTGATTTGAGAGCCTATGAGCATCTCATTCAAGGCTGTTTGACGTCCTTGTTCCATTCCTGTGATACCAGTTGAAAGAGCTTGTCCCATACTGACTGGTTTTGTAGATGGAGCCGAAGCGGCTAATAATCCCTGTGCCATACCCATCATTCCTCGTTGACGTAGCATTGCGTTTTGTCTGTTTGATAATTGACTTGAAATCAATGTATCTAATAAACTTGTACGTCCTGCAGTTCCCTGAGGAGTGAATGTCGCCTTTAACGCATCTAAAACAGTAGCCATTAAAATGCTCCTAATAAACCACCTAACAATGGATACAAGTAACTCGAAGCTTGTCCTTCAGGTGTCATCATACTTCCAATAGATGCTCCACCAAGTGCTCCTCCAAGAATACCAGATGCTATGTTACGTTGAAGTGGTTGTGTTGTTGTTGCTGTTTGTCCATACGATCCACCAGTTGCTCCCTGATATGCTCTGAGTTTTTCATAAGGAAGCTGTTGCTGATATTGGTATCGTGCCATCGCATCACCAAGAGCCTGCTGTTGTAAAGCCTCACGTTCAGCACCCACTCTACGTAGCTGTTGAATGTCTCCATAGTCTGCTTGTGCCAACTGAGGAGCCTGAAACAGAACATTTTGCATGTTTGCTCGTTCTTGCTGATATGCTGGAGCATAGACTTGATTAGCTAAATTTCCAAGTTGCTTGGCTAATACAGCCTGATTTGCACCACTTCCATATCGTCCTGCCTTAGAAAATTCTGACTGTACACCAGCAGTAACATCACCTGCCATCTGATTGTAAAGTCCCTGTAAATAGGGATTTGTTGTCGGTGATAAATATTGTCCTTGTGCTTGTTTAAGTAATTCAGCTTGTGATTGTTGAAGAAGCGGAGATCCAGCGGTTGCTCGTTGTTCTGTCGCTGTTAAAGCAGTTTGTGTCTGTGGGGAAAAACCCACATACGTTTGACCTGGATAATAACTTGGTCCTGGTTGTCCGTATAATCCTTCTGCTCGTTCAAAACCCTTCGTCAAGTAAGGTTGTTGTGTCGCCCACGGCTCTACATTTTGAACTGATCTAGCTTCTCCTGCACCTTTACTCATAAATTTTCCTTAACTAATACTATATGTTTTGGCTTGTAATCCTTGAGCAATTTGGTCCAACCTTTACGTCCTACCAATTCCACTCTGTTACAATTATTCATTTTTGCCCATTTTTCAATTTCATCTTTCATTTTTTTAAACCAGCTTTTCATGTTACTTCCTCCTGCAAGAAAATAGCGACAAGCTCGTTTTTGAGGATAATCAACTATTTCTGTAACAATAGCTGCCTCTATGTTTTCTTTTTTTTTATTCCAACTGATCCACAGTTGCATGCGTTTATTTAACAGACTGTCAAGAACATCTTTAGATGTATAGGCATTCCCATCAATCTCTAATGGTCTTTCCAAATGCTTCTCCACTTGTTTCCATAAGGGTCCAATATGCTCTATCGGAACAAAGGATATTTCACTATCCGATGATGATATAGGAGAAGTCTTGATCTGAGTTTGCACTTGAGGCATGAGTTAATGTTGCTGTTCCATCTCCACGTGCTGACACGTATAAATTCGCTTTAGCAGTCGCTGCATTGGCTGTCGTGGGCATGAAAAAGATAACACTATTTACTCCTATTCTCGCATCACTTAAAGTGCTTGTCGTTGAACTCGCTGTTAAAGTTACCGTTCCTGTGGAGTTCAGTTTTCCAGAAATGGTATTATTCAGATAAACACTTACAATACGTAAATGCTCGTCATTGTCTGGTAAGTATAACGGAGCTAATGGATATTGATTAACAGCCATTACTCAGACGCTACATAAATATCCAAATCAACTGTTTGAGCCGAAGTAACGGATCGTCCCTTGACTGATGTAAGATCAGCCACACTTGGAGCGGATACCGTTCCACTTGCTACTGCATCCAACATGGAAGAAGCTCCACTTATAATCAAAGATTTTCCTGCATCTACGACAATCCATGCATTTTCAGCTGCACCAGTCAGATTGATATATGCTCCATACGTATCATCTTTGTTGGTGATACGAATATACTTAACATCTCCTGTGATGAATTGTCCTGCACCTGCTACGGTACTGAAATCCATCAAAGCGATTGTCGAATTATCACTTGGCAACGTTACAATACGGTGAGATATTTCATTGATACTTGATATAGAAACAGCATTTTCGTTTCCATGATCTGTATTGTTTAAAATAATCTCTTCCTTAATTGTTATTTTTAATGTTGCTGCTGTAATTGTTGTTGCCATTATCCCTTCCTCATTTTCTTGAATGTTTTAGCTAAGTTCACTCTTTTTGCCAGTAATTTGTTTTTTGTTTTTTTTGCCTTGTTAGCCAATATCTGTAAATCTTTATTTGATAATTTTTCTTTTCCTTCAATTAATCCCATTTTTTTAGCTATATTACGTAAAGCACCTTTTTTAATATTGGCTTTTTGAATCCATTTATCATCTTTTGACATTATCGTAATCCTTCTGGTCTAGCGGATATATCTACACCTTTAAGTGTTGTAAATGATCCTGTGGATGTACAACGTAATCTATGAAATCTACTTGTAGATCGAATAGGAGTAGTTCCTGTATCTGTCATACTGACAGCAGATCCTACTGTTTGAGTATCAGCCTGACTGTTTCTTGTAATTGGTGTTACTGTTGTTGTGCCACCATCTATGATAGGAGTTGCAGAAGTAATAGTTGATCGTCTTCCTTGTACTCCTTCAAATTCTGTAGTGTCAATCGTAGCTGTAGAGTTTGTTCCAGCCAGTTTTCCAAACTTGTGAGAGCCATTGAAACCACCTATACCTATGTCTCCATCTAGCCATGCCCATGAATCCAGGGAATAAGGAAGTGAATCCAAATCCGTTGAAATTTCATCAAGGGCATCCAAGGAAAAGGCTTCCTGAGCAGATGTATTCATAAACTCAAAGTCAATCTCTCCAGTTGACCAACGATCTAAGCTGTAATTGTAAATCATTAGCTTGTTGTTAGTGGAACCATCAAATCCTTCTCCTGCATAGCTCCACATAACTGTGGTGTTCTTAGGATCAATCGCTGCACAAATTCCATCGAGTTTTGCTCCAATCAAGTCATTGAAGAAATACTTATTAACTTTGTTTGCTCCGATAGGCTTCACATTGATACCATCAAACATATAAAAACCGTCATCTGATAAAAAGAAAACCAATCGTCCCCAAGCTGTTATACTACGAGGTGCGAAACTTCCCAGATTGTCAGCCGCCTTGTCAAACTGAAAGACCAGAGGAGTACCTACATAAGTACCACGAATGATACTTCGTTCTGTGATGATGGTTAGGTATTCTCCTCCGATCAATCCTGTAATCGGACCTACTGCTGAAACTAAATCTTGAAAATCGGATTGAGAAGATTGTCCTCCATCTTCCCAGGTAGCTGTATCATTCAAGCCACTCCAACGTACTCGTTGTTTATTAACGGTATATTGTTGTAGTTTGTGTGTTTCACTACCACCCGTTGCCGAGAGTGTAATTACTGTTCCTGCAATAGCGTTAGCTCGGGAGGTTGCTAATTTTATTGTATCGGCATCTATCTTAATCACATAGTAGACAGAGCCGTCAGTCAAATTCGTTAAACTTGTATTACCATTATTGTCATAGACAACTGTATAGCCTGTGAGCCATCCGTGTGCGGTAATGGTTATTGCATTAGCTGCAATGGCATTCGAATCAAAAGTCTTTGCTGTTTGAAACTCCTTCGTAAAGCCTGTCATGATAAAGTCTTTAACCGTTGCCATGTATTTAGCTTGTGGTGCTGTTCCTGTTGTTGTTGTAATATTGGCAAACAAGGAAGAATTATCCAAGTCAAACTG